GTAAACGCATTTAAGGCAGAAGTGGAAATCACTTTGCCGGGATTGGTTGCCGTTCCGCTAATGGTTATCTCCTGAGTGCTATCAACTACATACAGATCATTATTCCTGACTCTCAGTGTCCAGTTGTACACCGGGCCGGCAGGAACTGCATCCATGATTACCGAAAGCCCTCCATAGTATGGATACGCATTGTATGGATTAACCAGATTGGACACAATGCCCTGCAACTGACCCAGAGTGGTAGTGCCTGGAGTCACCCATCCCGGATAGGCAGTGGTAATAGCCTGATATATCTCCAGCAGAAGCTGGGTGGTAGTTACATTGTCGGGATAGAACCCATAGTTCCACGCTGGCTTGAATCTATAAAATGGATTAGGATTGCCCATTGAGAGTGTCAATAATCATTTGAGCCGATGTCTGGAGTACCCCATTGATGGTTGTTTCATTAGCATTTATTCTAAATAAAACATAATTAACATCACCATTAAGTTCTAATGTTATATTGTCATCCTCCACATATATTATTTTAAAAAAATAATTAATGGAGTCGATAATTAATTTGTTACCTATATAAATTATTTCTATCATAATAATGTAGCTGCAAATAAATTTGATGTTATTAAATCAGTAGGAGAAGTAGACCCAGTAAATCCTTGTAATATAATGTGTTGATTTACGCCCCAATTTATATTTGGATTGCTATTTCTTGGACTTACTATTGTAGAAATATTATTATTAATAATTGTCTCGGTGGAGCTTGTTAAAATTAAATTCCAAACTGCCTGAACTCCAGTTTGTCCTAAACTTAATGCGGTATTTCCTATCAAAGTAACGCCTCCAGCCGATGTAGATGTATTAAGATAAACTCTATATCCACCACTAACCCCTGAATTATTTCTAAAAAAAGTAACATTTAATTTTATAACATCTCCAGTTGAAAATGTATTTGCAGGAATAAGCATCGTATCAATTGTTAGATACGAAGCCCCAACACCACCTCCAACTTGAGTTAGTTTAGTAACTCTTTTAGATGCTAATGCACCTCCATTTATAGCCCAAGATAATTGTCCAAATCCATCCGTTATTAACGAAAAACCAGAAGTTCCTGCGGTGTTTGGTAGCGTTAATTCTACATTGCCAGCTAATGTCGCAGGGGCTTTTATAGCCACATATTCACTTCCTGCCCCAGACGGCTCAAGCAACCTGATTTCAGCAGCACTTGTGCCATTGCTAAATGTCTTTATGCCACCAATTGTTTGTGCAGCATTGGTTATCACACCTCTGGCGGTAGTTGAGGCATCCGGTAGGTTAAATGTGTGAGTATTGGTTAAACTTGAACTATTTATCGCAAAGTCATTACCAGTCGTTCCTGGTGCAAAAGTTTGAACTTGTGCAGTAAGTCCATTTAAAGCGGTTAATCCTGTGCTGATCGTTGTAATTACCTGGCAAAGGTTATTGTCCTCGGTGTGCAGAGTTATATTTCTGCCCGATGTAATTACATAAATCCTAACGGCTAACCTATCTGTCAATGCCAATGAAGTAGTAGGCACTCCAAGAGTAGTAAAATAGGAATCTACTGTTGTGCCATTAGTAATGCCTTCTGGATTCGTACTTCCAGAGGCTATTAGAGTAAGGTTTGTACCATCATACTTGTACAATTCTGCATAGAATTGAGGGCTACCACCACCAGATGAGGCATTGAAATAAAATTCAAGGTTGAAGTTGCCTCCTGGTATTGATAAAATATTTGGATCTCCAGCATCAGTAATAAACGAAGCTACATATCCATCTCCAGATGCACTTGCCTCCTCCTGTTGCTGTGGGGAAGTTGGCAAGTGTGCCATCCCCTCGCACATATTGACTTGCTAATCCAGCTCCTGTTACTGCTAATATGCCTGATGTAGTAATTGGATTGCCACTTACTGCAAAGGCAGTGGGCATGGTTAAATCAACTGATGTAACCGTTCCAGAACCACCTCCACCACTTCCATTAGCCGCAAGAATTATTCTTCCCTGTGCATCTACGGTTATATCGGCATTGGTATATGAACCTGGAGTAACTGCTGTATTGGCAAGATCAAGAGTAACCGTTCCGCTCGTTCCTCCTCCCGATAGTCCAGTGCCAGCGGTTACTCCTGTGATTGTTCCAAGGCCACTGCCGGAGGCAGAGAAGTAACCCACCGCCCTCCAATTGCTACTGCCCTCGCTAATCAGCATCATGCAGTCTCCGACTGCTGTGGTAATGTTGGATAAGCCAGGAAGGATTAGTTGAGTGGCGTTATATTGAATGTCACATACACCATCGAACACAAGCACAAATCTTGCCCCTGCCGGGCAATTGCCAAAACTTGCAATAGTTGGCGATCCTGATACTGTAATATGCAGGAAATTGCCAGTGGCCGAGGCAAGATCAACAACAGAAGCTGCTGCCAATGAATTGCCCTCTGCCTCATAGATGGCGTTCTCCAAAGTTGATTTGTCCTTCTGAGTGACAAATGAGGCAGTAGCATCTTCCAACCATTCCCTAAGATCAGCAGGAGAAATGTCCTGAGTTACATTGTTAGGAAAATTAGTAGTTGAAAGCGAATCTAACTGACTTCTATTTTTATTAGTTCCTGGCATAATTATCCTCCGACTAAATAACCATCATCATATCCTTCGTCAAAAGCCCCACCTGGCTGAGATTGCTGATTGGAGACTAATAAACGGAATTTGGTTGTACCGCCGGAGGCATCTTCCGGCTGATTGGTAGCCTCCTGAATGAAGCCTTCAATCGTCAAACTGCCAGAGGTGAGTCGCACTTTCTTGTACTGTTCATCCTGAGACAAAGTTAAGAAATCGCACAGACTTTGTGGATAGGTAAATTCGACTTCAATAGGACGGAATAGATATTCCTTGTAGGCATCAGCCATTTTATCTGGAGTAACATCGTCCTTTTCATTTATTGCCCCATATAATCCAAGAGTCTGTTGCTGAATGCACTCTAATTTCTCCTGCTGATACGATACAATAGAATAGTAATTTGTTTGATATTCTCCCGTTTGAAATCTAAGTCTTGGGTTTGTAAGTCCATAGGTGTGCATTCCAAGTACCATCCACCACCGATAGGCATTACGAGCAGGAGTTAAATAAATATTATATAATCCTTTTAGTGGGCTATTGGACAATAAAATAAAATCAGAAGGCATACTTACTGTTCCTGGTGCAAAGGTATAAGCCCCATTCGCCTCTCCTTGTAATTGCAATGGCGTATTCTCAATAGCAGCACCTGTTAATTCAATCCTATTTAGCCAAATTATAAATGTCTGATAATCATTAGGTCTGTCTGATGAAGCACCACCAAATGTTAATTCTGTAAGCCTTCTATAAAATTCAATCGTATAACCTTCTGCTATAATACTTGACCTCAAATCTAAAACGCTACTTGAGTTATCCTTCATTGCCCTATTGTCAATAAAATAGGTTCTATTGGTATGAATAGCTGTTATACCAGACAACTGAATATTCTTCCAATTTTCATTATAGCCAATTTTTACAGTATTAATCAGGTTCTCTGTTAATGCTCTTTGATTGACCTCTCCAACATTCTCAAATGATTGACTAACTAAATTTTGATAAAAATAGTCTCTCCTTTCTACCCTTATTTTCCACTCGCTTCCTGTCCATTCAAACGCCCATCCAAGGCAGAATATCTTATCAAGTTCTTCAAAGGTTTCTTTCCAGCTTGTGTTTAGCCTTCTAAGAGTATCGTTAATGTCTGCATTTCTTATTCTTAGGCCATTGGTTAAAGCATTATTCCAATAGCAACCATCACCAGATTCAGAAAAAGTATCTGATAATAATTTATTATTGCTTCCGGTCATTAAGTAAATGCTTCTCCGTAGCCACTGTTCAATTGTAAGACAGTTAGCCAATGAAGCATATTCGCCTTTATTAATTTCAGTTAAAGTAATTTCGTAACCCTTAAAAATTTTAACTACACATGGTGCTGCTGCGGTGCTAAAACTATTTTGTCCAAAAAATAGCGAAACAGTAAAATTAACCGGAACTGTAATTGAGCCAGTATATGTTTGATTAACCGCAATAGTTTGCGTAGGAGGTATTACAACATTATACAAAGGAATATCTGCGGCAGGTATATTACCATTTAATGTTAAAAGAAATAGCGTAACATCAACATTATCTCCAAATGTATTATTTCTAAGAGTAAAGTTAATTTTGATTGTATATTTCCATGTTCGAACTGTTGTGCTAAGATTTCTTAATATTGGTGTTGATTGCCAATTGCTTCTTTCTACAAAAATTACATTTGTATCAAGTGTCCTTCCATAATTATCCTTAAAATCCGATTGTTGCCAATAAGTTGGAACAACCGCAAATCTTTGAAATACTGGCCCTAAAGGCCCATTATATGTGTGAGTTTCGCTATCCGCCAGATTTTTACCATAAGCCTCTAAAGCTAATTCCTGCCTATGAAGTCTTATTGACTTCTCTGTTAGTGCAGCAATTGTGTTTCCATTGAGATCTTTGGTTGAGGTCAAATCTAATTCCGCATCTTGTCTGGACTTAAATTGTTCTCTGAAGTTATCATCTATTATGCCTACCGTGACCTCCCATGTGTCAGTGTCACATACATTGTGTTCCTGATAGATGGCCATATTGAGAAAGCCATCGAATTGGTATGGAGCGTTGTTATAGCCTACATCAGAAGTAATCTGGATGGCAATTGGCTGATTGATGAAGTATTGGTCATAGATTGACTTAATGTATCTCGCCCCTTCAGCGTAGAACTTTACTTCAGTGCTGAATGGTTGGTCTATTCCATGCGATTCCATCCGGATGGCTGTGAACTCCACAGCATCCCAGCCAATAGGTTCTTCTACCTCATTTCCATCAAGAAAAAACTTCCAGTTTGCCATAGATTAGGATTTAATGCCGAAGCGGTTGTTTAGAATTTTAGTTGTCCTTCTTGGAGTTCGGATAAACTTCTCGAACCCTCGTTCATCCATGTTGAGTTGAGTAATTGGCAAGCCTTTTAGGATGCTGCCAAGTTCATCCAGCTTGCCAATCATTGGACTTGCTGTGCTGCTGCTTCGGTTGGCATATTGATTAGCCAGGAACAGCTCCTGCTTATTTAAGGCATGGTTAGGAATAACCTGTGAACCTTTTGGAAGATCAACCAGGGTAGCAGTGGGTGGAGTGAAGTACACCTTGCCTGACTCCGTGACTACCTTCTCAACCCCTCGTTCCCCGACAATTGCCTTACCACCTTTGAATGGTTTACCCTTAGTTCCTTCAGCGAATTCTGGGACTGGCTGAGCAAGCACTAATCCGGTCTGAACAGCAGCCAGAGCAGCAACTAATGCTGCCAAAGGTGGAGCAGATACTGAGTATTTAATGATTTCAGGAGCAGCATTGAACAGAATGTTGGCAATAGCTGATGCTTGTTGCGCTCTGAACTGCTTCATCTGTATTTCTTTTTCTTGTTCTCGCTTTTGTTGATTAAGTTCATCAATCTTTTGCTGATTGCCATCAGCCAGCCGGATTTCCTCATCATACCTGCGCTGAAGTAGTGTCATCTCATTGCTCAGGTTTGCCTGGTAGATGTCGAATGCTCCCTGAACAAGTGTTAGACCTATTTCAAATGCCTTATTTCTGATTGCTTCCTTCTCTGCTTCTGCTTCTTTAGTATCTTTTACTTCCTGCTTGAGACCTGCCTGATATTCTTTCTGCCACTCCTTCATTTGAGCAAGTCGCTTGTCATAAAGGTCTTTATCATCTTTTGCAATCTCAATCTTGGCCTCTTTATTGGACATCATCTGTCTTTGCGCCCCAATTTCAAATTCTTTGGCGGCTACCTTGACTTGCAATCCACTATTTTCAATTTCAGTTTGAGTAAATAGCTTATTTTCATCCTCAAGCATAGCATTATACTTCTTTTGAAGTCTCAGTCTTTCCTCCAGGAATGCCTTTTCAGCTCCAAGTCTGGCAAGTGGATCATTGCGTAGCTCACCAAGAAGAATGCGCTGTTGCTTTAGCAATTCATAATATTGCAATTCTGCCTCATATAGCTTTTTAATGTCCTTTGGATCAGCCGGAGGAGGCGCAGTAGGCGCATTGGCAACAACACCAACAATCTTAATGTATTGCTGCTCCATTTGCTGGAGAATTGCCAGTTCTCTTTCTTGCTTTGTAAGGTTCATCTGAAGCCTACTATTCATTGTGCCAGCGGCAGCAACTCTTGCCTCGGATACCTTCTGCATCTGATTACTGATGCGCTCCTCCATGCCCATGAGCTGATTTCTGGCAACCTGTTTCCTAATGCTTTCAATTGTTGATGCTGTGACCTTAACAATGCGCTGCTGATCAAGATTAAATACTTCTCTGGCTAATTCAGCCTCTATTCTTCTGGCTGCAATCTGATCTTCTGTTGCTTTCTTACCTTGTCCTCCTCCTGCTGCCTTCTCTAATGAAGTAGCAATTCCAGCAGCCAGATCATAAGCACCTTTAAGAAATGGATTCAGCTTGTTGCCTATGGCAAGGATAAGCTGATCAATGGAGGAGTTAAATCGGTTCTGGGAGGCAGCAAGTGTAGTAACCTGGTCATTTCCCTTTCCGAATGTGTTCTCCAGTTCGGTGGCAAACTTTGGCAAGAAGTCAGCAGCAAGTACCTGCCCTTTCTGAAGCATCTTGTTAAGTTCTCCTGTGGTTACACCCATAGCCTTGGCTGCAATCCCGAATGCTCCTACAAGTCGCTCACCAAGCTGGCCTCTTAGTTCTTCAGCTTGCACATTGCCTTTGCTCATCATTTGGCCAAGTGCCAGGAATGCGCCTTTAGTATCTTCAGCACTTAATCCCATGACCTGTGCAGCCTTGGCAACAGCTGCGAATTGTCTGTTGGTTTCCTGGCTGCTCTGCCCGGCTAAGTTGGCAGCAGATGCGAAGGTCTTGTAGCCTTCCACTGCTCCTCTAAGATCAAGTCCGAGCTTCTGTGCTGTTTGTCGGATGAACTCAAAGTTCTTATTGCCCATCTCAGCAGAACCAGAGGCAAAGTCAATTGCCTTGCGCATTGACTCAAACTTTACAGTAGTCTCAACCACAGCAGCAGCAAATTGCTTGATTTGACTGACAGCAAATAGGCCACCAAGTACACCGCCCACTTTTCCGGCAATGCTACCCAGCTCACCCATTGACTTGTTGGTTGTGTTGGCTTCAGTGTTAAATCGCTTAAGCTCAGCGAGAGCCTGCTTTTCCTCCGCTGTGAGCTTGTCAAATGCGTTAGCAGCTGCCTCCAGATTGGCTGTCTCAACGACATACCTAATCTTAATATCATTGCTCGATAGTGTTGCCATGCCCCAAAGATAGCAAAGAAAAAAGCCACCGAATATCAGTGGCTCTTTCTGTTCTGAAATTCAATCTAAACCAAAACAGTAACTAAAAAAGTAACTGAATTATGTTCTCACCCTAATCTTTTTTCTCTGGTCGGCAATATAGCTACTTACGATTAAATAGTATTCGTAGATTGGCCTTTCGACCAGGAATTTAATTCGCTGAGCATCTCCATCTGCAACTCTATACTGCTCATCAAATCGCTGTCTGTGCTGTCTGGTGATTGCAGTCCAATAATGTGCTTCAGGTTGTTTAGGCTTTGGAGCGTTTCTGCCTGTAAATAAGTCGGAAAATTCTGACTGTATTCGATCAAAGAGGGCAGATAGGCGTACTCCGGCAGATTCAAAAAAAAACCCTGCACATCATTATGCTTCATCCAATGCTCCAGCTTCTGCTTGTTATATGGGTATTGATAGTCCAATGGATTCTCCTGCTCATCAAAGTAAACAACAGTTGCCAGCTTCAGCTGCCTGACCAGGCTAACCGATAGCTCCATCTGCTCCTTTAGCCGGGAGGCAAGGATGCCTATCTCATAGAGCTTCTTGTCATCCTTCTTTTTCTTGTCCAGGAGAAGGTTTATCAGGCCATTGTTCCAGCCTTTAAGAAAGTCAGGATTAATCTGCCAGAGTTCTTCAGTGAATATGTCCTTGGCTGCTACTGCCCTCTGGAATGGCACATTGACTTCTGCCGAAAACTTAAAATAGTTAATGCCTCCAGAAGTGAAGGCATACTCAATTTGATCCCAGCGGTCTTTCGGTGCTAC